GCGAGTGCAGGAGTGAATGGGCTACCGGCAACCCATGGACTCGAGCATAGAAACCCGTTCAGGTTTTGGGTATTTATTGATCCCGGCGCGAGATCGTTTGGCGGAAGAGAGGTGTAGGGGAGAGCGTAGTTTACGCCGCCACAAGGCTTGGGGTTGTCAGGTCCCCCGAAGTACTGGATCTCGAATTCGCCTTTAGGTGCCACACTTTACTTTCCTGCTCCAATCGCGATGGTCAGTTCTCCACTGGACAAAGTAGGGACCTTGAGTCCGCGCACCCACCCTACCGCACCGGAGTTTACCGGCTGCATCTGTGTTCCCGTACCGGTCGCGGCATTCATAATGTCTTTCCCGTTCACGTCCTGAACCACACACGTTTGACCGGCGCCGAGTGTGTAATTCACCCACTGGATGTTGCTGATGCGTACCGGGAAAGCGTATATGGTTCCCGCTCCGGGAGTGTCGATCTTCCAAGGGTTGGCTGAGAGATCGTTCGCCATTACTGATCACCTCTCCGGTAGGTTGCCACATCCACTCCAGCCTCTTCCGCTGCCTTCTGATCGACAGCCAATTCCCGCCATGGCTTACAGACGTGGTTCATGCTCTCCACATTGACCTTGTACATACCGCAATGGATACATGCATTGCGATCGTCGTACTCATGAGCCGTCGAAGGTTTGCCGCGCTGTGCCATTAGTTGAAGTTGAACGTCACATCCACAAAGATCCCGACCATGGCCGCACTCGCCGCGGCACCAGTGGTCAGAGACCAGATCAGAGAGAACTCCGTATTGCGAGCAGTCTGGAATACCTGCTGGGCAACCGGGATTGGAATCGGAGTCGCATAGAACTGGCCGGCCGCATTGGTCGCTGTCTGCAGACCGTTCGCACCAGATGCGATGATCGTCGACTGAACTACTGCCGCCTGATTGACGAATGTGGTCGCCACAAGAGCGATCGTGTTCACAGTCGCTGCCGCGGTCAGAATCCCATAGACCGGAGTCAACTGCTTAACAGGATTCCTTTCGGACGCGGGGCGGTCACTGCCGTCAACTGAGACTGCCCAGTGAACGGCGGCGCGCCGGATACGCTCGCGGGAGTCGTGAACAGGTTGGCGCGAATCAGGAACGGAGTCGTATGCGCATTCTTGAGAGTCGCGAACTGGATGTGAGTCGCATCCGGAATCGCGTTTACCAAGGCAGTCTCGAGAGAACCGCCTGTATCCAGAGTGCACCATGTTCCCACCGTAAACCCTACACTCGAGAGCACGGCCACGGAGATGTTGGTCCCGGCCACACTCGATCCGGTAGAGATGGTCGTAGGCTGACCTACCTGCAGTCCCTGAGCCCCGAGCGGGTTACCAGTCCCGAACTGTTCTTGCAAGTCATCCTGCAAGCCGTACCGCATGACCATGAGCTCGTTCAGGCTGATATTGGCTACGTAAGCCGTGACTGCAGTCGGAAGACTAGTCAGGACAACGTTCGTGACCGTGTTATAGGCGCTCGCGATGACTGCGCCGGAACCGGTAACGCTGGTCGGAAGGACTGGTACAAAAATGTGGCCGTCTGCAAAGCCGGTATCTGAATCGAGGCGTCTCTGGAATCGCGGCATTTAATCTCCTCCCACCGGGCCTGTCTTTCAAGCTCACCGGCACATGGGTAATTGTCGAGGCTATATGTGTTTCTTGTCTGTCCAGACCGGACCACCATGACGCGGCTTTGGAGGAGAGTCATCCCGTACTGGCCACGACTCGCTCGTTACACCATCGTCCTGCTGTGCCCGATTCGGATCCTTCGCTTTGCAATGGTTGTAAAGCTCCGTCTCTCTCCTGCTCTCAAACCACCGGCCCATCTCGGTCTTGTAATTCTCCATGCCGTTGTATTCGTGGTTGAGCAGTTCCTGCTCCGTCTTGACCTTGCAGAGCGGATCTTCTGCTCCCAGTCTCGATCCCGGCTTGATCTTTTGAATGGCCATGTCAGTCGAAGTAGACCTCATCATCTGGGAGGTTGGCTTGGCTAAGCTTGGGATGCGGTTGCAAGTCGGAAGTGTTCTGCTTGATCCGGCGAGCAATATCCGCATCCCGAGAGCCGAGTAACCCGAATGCTCCTCCCGAGAGAGTGTCGGAGAACTCTGGCGCAATCAGCCTGCCTTGTTCCCACACCATATCATCGAGATTGGACCGGATACCAGAGCGCATACACGTGTGCCAAGCGCCATGATCGGTATGTTTACCACTCCACATGGTTACGGTCCCAGACTGCCGAAAGTGTTGATCCAAGTATCTGCACCGGCAGAGTACCGGGAAATCGCAAGGAACTTCAGAGATTGCTGGTCGAAGTCGCGATCGTAGTCCCCATAGATCGGTTGCCGCTCGAAGAACATCAGACGGTGCTCAGACTTGTCGCCGGTCAGGAACCATGCAGACGGAGAAGTGAAGTAGGAGTTCACCTCATACGACAATCCCGTCGACAGGATCGCGTTCACTTCGTTGTCCGAGGTGTACGGCTTACCTGCGGATCCAAGCAGTTCGATGGCAATAAATTCCAGTTCAGGCGGGATTCTCAACTGTTTCGGTCTGACGGCAACCATCAAGCCGCGCGCGTTTGGCATGCGCTGAAATGTCATGGTCGCAAACTGCAAAGCGGTAAACGAGAGGTCTGCATCCGTCTGGGGACGGTTGGGATAAGTCCCGGCAGCGGTCGAGAAGTTGCTGGCACCCGGAGCCACGTTTGTGGCAGCTACCCCGCCGAGCAGGGGATGCTGGTTATTGAACAGAGACACGCCATCATCCGTCAGAGTTCCGGTACTCGAGAACCCGAGATTGAAGACGTTGGCGCCGGTCATCTCCTGCGCGAATATGTGCGACTGGACCAGTCCCTTTGGACTCTGCTCCATCATCCCGGTCTGGTCGTCCTGCATGAGTTCATAGGACAACCGGACTCCGAGTCCGTAAGTCTGGTGCACATACCGTCGCGTGCCGCCTTGAATCAGGTTGTCGTAAACAACCGACTCGCCTTCGTTCTTAGGCTGTGCAGGCGCGAACCCGGCATAGTGCACGGCATCCTCATACGCCTTCTTGGAGGGATGCACGTTGAAGATGGCGCGAAACTGTACCGCGCGCTGGCGCAGATCGAGGAACTCAATAAAGTTGTGGGCAACGTCGACAGACATTGCTTGGAAGAATTGATTTCTGACCATCGTAATGGCGATACCCTCCGGCCATAACTCCTAGGCCTTGAAACTTTGCGCGTGGTTAGGGTATGCGCGCCCCACCCTATCTCACGATTACGGTCCAACCACCTGTGAAGCTTGCGGCAGGAAGCGAACCCGGACTCGCCCATTAGGAACTTGCGTAGTCGTCGAACCCGATACCAGATCCTGTGGATTCAGCGACAGGATCACGCACGGCAGAGTTCCAGGGGTAGTCGCGATCGTGTTTCGATCCAAGTACCACCAGTTGTTCGCATCCGTGACCAGAGCGGCAAACTTGCCGATATCCGCAGTGGAAGCGGTAAAGCTGGCGCCAGTGGAGTTGTCGACCTGGACCTCGAAAATCGTATCTTCCACCGCCTGATAGGTCGGCATGAGTCCGTCAACGAATGGAGCGCCGTGTGGAAGATTGACGGCGGATGGCTGGTTTGGAACTGATCCGACCGTTGGCGAGCCACCGGGGAACCCAACCGATCCGAACAGCGGGGAGGCACCCTTACCGGCGGAGGCTAGGTTATGCCCCGGTAGCGCAGCGATTCCAACCAGAAGGTTGGTCGAACTCAGTGGCGAGGTCGATGCTACCACCGCACCGGAAGAGACCACAACCGGAGTCCCAGTATTGATGGTTAAGCTCTGGCCTTCCAAGTAGTTGAACATTTGTTCTTGGTTGCCGGATACGGTCGCAACCGGAATGATTGGCAGATGCGTCGAAAGATTCGCTGGCATTCCCTGTCTCCTAAGAAACTACCGGCAGATTAGCTACCGGTCCAATACCCTGAAACTCTCCGGTCGCCTGCGGGGTATGGTAATACGGACCCTTGGACAAGTCCCCTCCCCCTTGAGAAACGTAACTTATGGCGGCATTCTTGTAACCGTTGATGCCGCCCAATGCCTTGGCCTTGTCGATCCATTCTTTGTACTTCAGGTAAAGCTTCGCCTTGTGGATCTTCATCAAAACAAGATCATGCTGCTCCACCGCGCCATCCTTGTCGTCCAGACCGGCGCCCATGGCTTCAATGTCCTCGATATGGGCTGGCTGGTATCCAAGGGCCCGGGCGACACCCACGCGCGCGCCGTCCCCCGCCTTCTTGTTGAACCAATATCCTGCCCACTGCGGATCCTTGAATTTGACGGTCAGGTTCTGGGGAAGACGTCCCGGCATGGAATCGTAGAGCGAGACTGGCAGGTTGTAGAAGTCCTGCTCTGACATCTGCTCGAGCGGTTTGGGGAGGACAACCATCTCCCCGCCCATATCGTAGCGCCACAACTGCCGCCCTGACTGGTCGCGAAACATTCCCGAAACCGGCTTCTCGTCTTTGGCTGGAGGTGCGGCGACAGTTTGAACTTTGTGGCTCTTGATGAGGTCGTCTACGTTGTATGGCTTGTCTTGTGGGTTAGGCATTGCCAGCCTTGTAGTTTGCCATGGTTATGGGGTCGCCATTCTTGCGCATGATCGTATCGATCCTGCCTGCCTTGTCGAGCGGGATGTTGCGATCCTTGAGCCACTTGGCTACTTCCGGATCGAACCCATGATTCGGATCCTTGGTATCCCCGTTCTGCTCTACTCCGATGGTGGAGGATCCGATAAGCGACGGGTAGGTCCCGGAATCGATCTTGCCGCTGACAACCTTGTCTCCGACAAAGGTCCGCGCGTGCCATTCCCAGAAACCGTCCTGCGCTCGAGTGGCGAGAGGGATTTTGGCCGCGGCCGCAACCAGTTCGTCTCCATACTGCCGGAAGACTCCCGCAAGTCTGGGATTCTGGCGCGCGCGCATCTCCTGCAACTGGGCCCGGGTCTCAATCTGCGCATCTTGCAATCCCCTGGTTTCGTTTCGCACGAAACCTTTTGGATCGGTAAGAACGGCAGTGGTGGGGTCCGTAGGGTCCTCGATCACCTCTTCTTTTGGGGGAGGGGTGGTCAGAGCTTTCAAAGACTGCTTGATTTCGTCCAGTGACCCTGTGAATGCGGTGACTTGGTCAGAGACTGCCTTGAGATCATCTTTGGTAACGGCCGAGTCCAGCTTTGCTTTCAGGTCTTCCGGCTTCATTCCAATCAGTTTTTCCGGGTCAACCTGACCGTTGAATAGCGCCATGGCCCGAAAGTAAGGGTCTCAAGTTTTCCAAGTCAAGTGTTTCATTGATCTCAGTGGTAATATCGGCGCATGGCGGGCGTATGGATACAACTCAGATGTCCTGAACGTTTACGAAACCAGATAAAAGAGATGGCCAAATCGGAAGACAAGTCGATGAATGACTGGATTCTGGAAGCGGCCGTACACCGATTGTTGCAAAGCGATCCAGGGAGGCTGGCGCGGCCGTCTAGTAACCCGCGTCTCCGCGAGGAACGGATTCCTTGTTCTTTGCAATCAGTTCAATCTGTTTCTCGATAACGTCCGGGATTCTGATCAGTTGTTTCAGCATGTCGATCTGGCCCTTGGTGTATTGATCAAGTGCCGGACTATTATCTTTTTTCTCCAAATCCTCTCTCAAGTGGAGCAGCACATTACTAAGGTAAGCCTGCACCCCCTTTTTCCATTCGTCCGCGGTAAACCATGCGCGGATGGACTCGAGACGCGGGGAGATGGTCCCGTTCCATTCCTTTACCATCTGATCATCTTGGGGTTTGGGGGGAATCGCTTCTGTCATTGCGTCACCGTGGGTTCACCGGTCCCCATACCGGGAGCACCGGGAGCCTGTTCCTGTGGAAGCGAGACGTTTGCCGGTTGTCCTGCCGGTCCTCCACCGGCATCTCCCGTCATGAGCGCACGAAATGCTGTCTGCATCTGGGCATCCTTGAACTGCTTGCGGATGGCGTCCGACTTGTCCTGAACCCCAAGAGGATCAGGCAGCAAGGAAGACGGATCGGGAATCGCGAAGTCCCGGCAAATCTTCTTCATAAGCAGGTTGGATGACTGGATCACGTTGAGCAGGTAATCCTGCATATCCGGAGGAGCCATCGGGTTCGACGCCTGCTGCAAGAGTCCGGCGACCATCTGCCAGTGAGCTCGGGTATTGTTCAAAAGAAGCATCAAGTTTTGTTTCTCGATCTCTTTGTTGACTGAACCTGTTGACGCGCGTATCGGGAGAGCGAGACGTCCCGACTTGATATTCTCGAGAGCCTTGGTAAGAAATCTTCCCTGCGCGCCCATGGCGCGGATGTCCTGTTCGGCAATGCCGAAGTGGGAATCGTACAGGAGCACTGTCCTCCCCGCGATGTAGTGCGAGACCCGGAACTCGGTTACGTTCAGGTTGGCGCGCGTGTTCCCTTCCTGCATGACCGACGCCGTGCCCATGGCAGAGTAGGCACCCTTCTTGTTCACCGTACCCGCACCCTGACCGGAGGAAGATGGCCCGACTCCCGCTCTATCGGTCGCAAGATTTAGCGTCATCTGCTCATCCTTGATGGTATCGATGGTCGTCCGTCCCAGCGGGATGACCTCTACCGCATCCTTTGCCGCGGGGATCGTCGCATTCGGGAAAATCGAGAAGTTGGAATCGATCTGCTGTCCTGTGTCGATCCGGATCAGGTTGGTATTCGCCAGCGTCCCCGCATCCCCGCGCCGGTTGTGGATGGCGGTAACCTCTTCCTGGTAATCCTTGAGCATCTCGCAAAAGCCGCGGCCGTAGGAGTTTTCCCCGTCCGAACCCAGCCGTGCCCCTATGAAAGGCAAGCTGTTGTCAGGAAACCAGTTAAACACACCCTTTACGAACGTAGCCTGCTCTCCATTGTCATCGCAGAAGCAACTGACGATAAGCTGGAACTTCTTGCCCTCTGCGATGTATGGCAGGTAGCACTCGTAGAAGTCCCACTCCGGGGTTTCCATGTCCGTGCGCGCGCCGGATTCGCTCTCAATCTGCTGTGCATTTCGGTCAGGACCGTAGCGAGTCGGTCTCCCGAGAACATCCGCCATCTTGGACGGGTCATAGCTGGGATTCCGGCGCATGTCCTCCACGTCGATCCGTCTGAGCCGCGCGCGCTGCGCTATGAACCCGGAAGACTCAAGCTCTACCGTATTGGCAGGCATGATAAAATCCTCGAATAGAAGCGGCAGGCAGACGGGCCCGTCATGCCGAACGAAGTCTCGGAAGCTTCCATCCGACTCCACAACCTGTTCCACATTGCGTTCCGGAATCGCCTTCAAAGCGCCGAATCCGTACTTGACCATGGTGCGAGTCCAGATAATGGCCTTGGGGAGATAGTTCATCTGTCCCGGGTCAAGGAACCGATAAGACAGCCAAGCCTGCGCCGCGTCCCGCTGTTGCTCCGCGCGTTCGTCCTGCGAGAACTCCCCCAAGATATCGACATCGAACATCGGCTCCATGGCAACCGAGCCCATGACGATTTTGGCGACAAGTTGGTCGACGAATGACCCGACAAGCTGGATGACGACGTTACTTGCGTTTTGCCAAGGGAAAGATTTCGTTTTTTCCCGCGGAGTGCCGTTATAGACCTTGCGCCACTGGCTGACCTTCTTTTCCCGGATGTCCCTGAGGGACCTCACTTCCGAAAGCAGTAGCTTTTGGCAGCGACCTTGGATGTCGCGGATTCTGTCCCCTGAGAAGACTTTCGAGAGAGGCACTTCTACGGGTTTGGGCATGGCTCAGTATCCGGCAATGGACACGTTTTGAATAAGCTGTTTCCGCTTTTGCATCTCTTCTTTTACGAACTCGCGCGCCTGTCCGCGACTCGATCCCGTCCATGCTTGCGGAATGTAGCCGCTCAAGTCCAACAAATCAATGGTAGCGCCGTTGGGATACTGCGAGTATTCGTCCATCCACTCTTCGAGCCCAGTCTTCCTCACCCACCAGAATCCGTTCTCGTAGATTGACTCCATACCCAAGATGGTATTGATCTTGGAATTCTCCGCGCGATCGGTCGTTAGGGAACGGATACTGAAACTAGCTTCCAGCCCCATAGTCTTTACCCGCTCTTTGATTGCGTACTTCCATCCCTGCTGACCTGCCACTTCGGACTCGATATAGACTGCATGGCATCTCCACTTGACGACCAAGCCGCGATGGCCTGCGCGAGTGCTGAAAGCAGCATCGAGCCATTCTTCGTGAGAACTTGCCTTCGCCCAGCAATCGAGAAGGTAAATTCGCCGCTGGGCTGGTGGACGGTTATAGACCCCGACAACAAGAATGGCATTGCGCGCTCGTCCGAATTCTCCTGAATGGTTAGGGTCCAGGAAAGCAAATCGGTCGAGTTCCCCTGCTCTGATGTCTCCAATGGTCTCCCCCATACGAACGTCGTGCACCATGGCCTTCTTGAGCCGCTCCGGAGTCGCCCCGGCCGCTTCCGCCTTGTCCTCGAGGATCCCCAACGCTTCCAGCCTGTTCCGGTCGGTCAACTGTCCCCAGTTCGCGATTCTGGTCCGGTCATCGGAGCCCACATCATTCGAGGTCTTGGGTTCGTGCCACACATCGATGTGGTAGGTCCGGAGCCATGATTCCTTGAACCTTACCGCCTCCGGAGCAACCGGGTTATTAAGGAACTGGCAGTGATAGTTATAGCTGCCTTCAATCGCGCGAATCCCGGCAAGCTTCTCCATGGTGAACTCTTCCGGGAATATCGGGATTCCGGACCTGTGTATCTTGCATCCCCGTTGCTCACAACTACCATCAGCGGCGTGCGTGATGTAGTGCATGTCTGGAACATTCTTACGGAGCCACGTGCCAAGATCCCTGTGCGACCAGCGGTTCCCGATGAATAATTGATCTGCGAGAGCGTGCGGACGTTGGGGATCAGAGTCGAATGCTCCGGGAAGCTTTTTAACCCAGTCGATGGTCCCTTCCATGACGATGTCTGAGTTGATGGCCTTTTCTCCAACCGGATCATCAACAATTTGCCGGTTGTAGTGTCGCGACTGCAATGCGCCTTTGACGCCAATGAAATCAAAAGTTCCCTCACCATGGTATTCACCGTCCAGACGGTTATGCGTCATCGAATCCTGATTCCAGCGAGCATCATCCTTCGGGATAATCTCGGGAAAAAGGAACCTGAATCCCGCATTCGAGTGATACTGCCCGTCAATCTTGACACCAATCTTGCGCGCGTTCGCGATGGTTTCGGAAGCAATCAGGGTTCTGGTACTCGAGAAGTGGGCCCGATGCATCCATCTGATCCATTCCTCCGAATATCCGAGCGCATACATCAAATCCTCATCCTGATTGGAGAAATGCAAGGCCCACCACATGGGAGCCGAGACTGACGCGATCGTGGTCTTGAAGTGGTCTCGAGGTACTTCCATGACCGTTCGCACGGTATCCTGCTCGAGTTCCGAGCACATATACCCGTGGAAGTCCCGGGACAGGCGCATGTGACCGAGCACGTTGCGGGAGAAATAATAAAGAGAGGCGTGCGCATTGAGCCGCATGGCCATCTTCTTAGCCGCGGCCGAATCATCATTGTGAATGGGGATTTCTACCCACTTATTGGGTTTGTGCTCACCAACGTAATCCCTGACGGGTTCGAGTCCTTCCGGGACATTCATTGAATCTTGTCAGTCGACCGTGCTCTCTGGATCATCTGAATCAATTCCGTAGCAACCGACTCGGTATCGACTCCTCCGCGCGCGCGTGCCTCTTCCGCGTCGTGTCCGATGAACCGGCCATCCATCTGGGCCATTAGTCTAGCTGCGGCGACGATGTCGCGGTTTGGGGTCTTTTTTAGGCTTAGGATGTGAATCAGCTTCTTGACTGCGATCGACAGGCCGTAATT